TTAATTTCTAGAGGGTTTGATACAGAGCTATTTGACAGTGGAAGTTATGTAAGAGATGCAAAAACTGGTGCTGCATATAGTGGGTATGTTTATAATTTTAATCCTAGTGGGGTACAACAGTTACTTAGCAATAGTATTAAGGCTACTTCACAACATTGTTTAAAACCTATACAATATGAGAACCGAGCGAAATTACACCCTGGTCACTTGAAGGGAATAAAATATCATTGGGGTGGATTAAAAACAACGCCGATTAAAAAGGAGAGCACTGATGCCAAAAGTATTTAGCAAAGCTACTATTGATTATGTGTATATAGATGCAACCACCTTAGAAGTTATGGTGGTTGCTAAACCTGATAATGGGGATGATGTAGCTGTCACCCCTGTTTCTCATACCTTTACACCTCAGCTATTGGAAGACTTAGCTGACGAAGTAATGGAGTATGTTGAAGAGGGTGGTACATTAACTGAGAATGAGCCTTTGTCTCAACACACCTCTGTTTCATTTGTACCCGAAGGTAGTTTCTCGGAACCAGAAACTAAAGAGCGACAGGACGCTCTAGAATCTCTTGAAGATGAATTGCTAGGCAAAGCCAACAGGTTTTGTATTAATGGCAATTGTGAAGACTAACGAAGTTAACGAAAGGATTACTATGTCAGACCCGAAATACAACGCAGTTAACAAAAGCTACAAATTACTAAATGGAACTATGTTAAGATATGGGCCAACTGTAAAAAAGATTACAGCTTTATTAGGAACACATGATGAACTTACAGCTACCGATATTACAAACCACTTAAAATTAGAGTCGGGGGCATTAGTATTCTTACTGCCCTACTTATTAAGTAAGCACCGACTACGTACTCGTAGAACTATACAAGATAAGCTTTTGTATTCAATTGTGAAAGTTAATCTACTCCAAGAACTATTAATACCCAAGCCTAAGTTTAAGCTAACAGGCACTACAACTATACACCGCGTAAAACATAAATAATATTATAGTGTACTTTTACTCACTTGACATTGTCATGTGTTTGTGGTATACTATTATATAAGAGTGGGAAAGTACCATCTTTAACCACGAACATTATCCTACCCACAGGAATTTGTTCACTAACCAAAAGGACTTACTATGTTATCAAACATAAGCATCAAAGAAGCCGAGCAGTTAATTGCAACAGTCGGCACTAAAGTAACTGTTCATTTACAAGGACAGCCTGGGATTGGTAAATCAACAATCTTACAATCATTGGCAAAAAGATTTCCTACTCACACACCAGTATACATTGACTGTGCTGATTTAGACTTAGGTGACCTTGCAATGCCTGCTATGAACCATGAGAAGAAGACTACTTCATGGTATCCAAACGAAAGATTTGCTATCACAGAAGACAAGCCAACCATAGTAATGCTTGATGAGATTACTAAGGCTTGCGAGCCTGTCAAGAATATGCTTCTGCCTGTTATGTTAGAGCGTAGACTAGGTGCTGTTAACTTTCATCCTGATTCTATTGTGTATTCCACAGGTAATGAAGTGCTTGATGGTGTTGGCGATAGTATGAAAGGTCATGCCAAGAGTCGAGTCACAACTGTGACGATGCGTAGTCCCGATGCTGATGAGTATGTAGAGTATGGCGTAGCAAACGACCATGCACCTGAGTTATTGGCATGGGTTAAGCAGTTCCCTCATTGCCTAGCGTCTTATCAAGACGAAGCTCAGAAAGAGAATATGTATATATACAGACCATCAGAACAACAGACAGCGTACTTCTGTCCTAGGTCAGGTACTAAAGCTTCAGAGATTATCAAGCACAGACTAACACTAGGTGTTGATTTAACTATGTCTGCATTGATAGGTACGATAGGCGAAGCTTCAGCAAGAGATATGTCAGCGTACTTTAATCTTTCTGATGAGCTACCTACACGAGATATTATACAGTCCTCACCTACGACTGCGCCTGTACCAAAAGACCCTTCAGCTCAAATCATACTAGTGATGAGAGAGTTGATGGCTATAGAATCAAAGCATGTGAAGTCATGGGTAACCTATATGCAACGATTACCTATGGAAGTACAAGCATTGTTTGGCACTACAATATCTGAGTCAAGCAAAGCAAGTGAGGTTATGAACGAACCCGACTTCACCTCATGGGCAGTAGAAAATCAAAAATACTTTTAGGGAGATACTATGTCTAACACAGAATACCAAAACTTATCTCCACGAGATAGGATAATAAAAGCACACATCTCTATCATGCGTAGCAAAGAGTTTTGTATGTTTGCAGGTGTGTTGAGTGTAGGCGATGTACTTGTTGCTGACACATACAGGGGCAACCCTGTAAAAACAGCCTGCACAGATGGGCGAGATGTTACATACAACCCTGAGTTTGTAGATAGTTTATCTCACAAGCAGTTAGTGTTTGTAGTGCTACATGAGACGATACATAAAGTGTATCAACACATGAAGCTATGGCGTAACTTGTTCAAAGAGAATCCTCAACTTGCTAACCAAGCCGCAGACTATATTGTTAATGACGCTATTGTTATAGCCGACCCTAACCATAATGTAGCTTCGTTCCCCACATCAGTACCACCATTGTGGGATGTAAAGTATAGAGGTATGAGTACCAGGCAGGTGTTTGATAAGCTTAAACAATCTAACCCTCAAGGTAACACGCTTGATGACCACGATTGGGAAGGTGCTGAAGAGATGTCTAAAGAAGTAGCTGATGCAACAGAGAAAGCTATTGACCAAGCTATACGTCAGGGTGAGATGATACGCTCTAAAAACAATGGCAACAAGTCTGCGTTAGCCACTGAGTTTACTAAGCCAAAGGTTAACTGGCGAGAGCAACTCCGAGAGTTTGTTAAGTCTGCATGTGCTACTAAAGACTTGACCTCATGGCGTAAACCAAGCAGAAGGTTTTTGTCACAAGATATCTACATGCCTTCTATGATTGGCGAGAGTATCAATTCACTTGTGGTAGCTGTAGATACATCAGGCTCTATTGGTAGCAAAGAACTCAAAGCTTTTCTATCAGAAGTTATGGGTGTGTGTAACGAAGTTAACCCATATACCCTAGAGTTACTATATTGGGGTAGCGAAGTGGTTCGACACGAGACTTATACTATAGGTCAGTATGACTCACTAACTCAGACTACTAAGCCTGCTGATGGTGGGGGTACTACAGTAGGTTGTGTACGTGAGTATATACAAGATAAAAAAATAATACCCGAAGCAATTATTATATTGACTGATGGTTATGTAGAAAGTGATTGGGGAGGTACATGGTCGCACCCTACGTTATGGGCGATTACTAGCGATGAAGTATCACCTCATGGTAAATCAATACACATAAAGGAGAATGAGTATGCGTAATCAATGGAACATGCCCACCGAGTGGGAACCTGTAATAAAAGATTCAGGCGATAAACGACAAGCAGTAAACCTTTGGAACTTAGGAGATGGACAGATACGTAATATTGTTAAGTCTGTAAGACAAGGGCATTACTATCGTTACCCTGACAAAACAATAACTAAGTATATATCTAACTCTATACTGCATGACTTTGATTTACCTTGGATACTGCTACCTAAAATAAACAGTTCAGGAGTTGCAAAGGATGCGGTGTATGGTCATTACATAGGTCATCATAAGATACCTAACAATCATCCTTTTCTAGTACATTTACAAAAAGCTTGTGCATTGTATAAACTTACAGATTTCTATAGAGACGCTTCGTCTAAGACTAATTACGAGTATCTTGTTCAGCTGTCACGTAATGAAGGGTGGGCAGAAAGCAAAGCTAAGGGTGATGGTAGCTATATGACTTTAAACTACAATGATTTAGCTCCATTTTGTTTTGGAAGAACAAAGTTTAATATAGCTGATGGCATGACTAATGCATTAACCAAAGAAGCTGATGAGTTTCTTATAGCTTTTAGCAACAGAGAACCGAAAGTGTATCACGCGTGGATGGCAACATTTTAACCCGAACATTATCCTACTCATAGGAATTTGTTCATCAACCAAGAGGAGAACTATCATGGCTACAAGTATTAAATCAAGTGCAGTATTAGTAGAGCTAAACATATCAGTATGGTCAGCTCGTAAGCTAGACAAGAATGTATCAAAAGAGATAGACATAAATAAAAACACTATGACTAAGGCAGGCAACTACAACAAACACCTGCTTGCAGGTGCAAGTGAGTTAGAGCGTATACAAAAGCTATCAGGTGAGATTAGAGAGTGGCATACAAGACAGACGTTACCATGGTCAGACACAGGTACTCGACTGTTACCTATGACTAACTTCTTTGACTACAAGGCGCAACTAGCTGAGTACGAAGGTCAGTTTCAAGAACGTGTAGATAGCTTTCTACAAAACTATCCAAAGCTAATTACTCTTATGGCTTACAAGTTGGGAGCGTTGTATGATGCTACAGATTATCCTAATACTGCTACGATAGCTGAGAGGTTCAAGCTTAAGTATACAATCATGCCTGTGCCTGAAGCCAATGACTTCAGAGTTGAGGTAGGTACTAAGATGCAACAACAACTTGAAGAAGAGTATCAACGTTCATACGATGATAGGGTAAACTCAGCGATGTCAGATGCATGGTCTAGATTGCATACAACTATTGGGCATATGGTAGAACGTCTAAGTGGTGACGACAAAAAGATATTTCGTAATAGCTTAGTCGACAATGCTGTAGAGTTGACAGGGTTACTATCTAAGCTTAATGTAACCAACGACCCGAAGCTAGAACAAGCACGTGTGAGTCTAGAGAAAAGTATTGTGGGTGTAGATGCTCAAGACTTGCGTGACCATAAAGATTTACGTGATATTGTATTAACCAAAGTTACTGCTATAATGGATAACATATGAAAATAATTAGACTAAGCTCCACATGTAAATTCAAAGACCTAAGCAAAAAGCATCGTGAAGCTATAGCTTTGATTAAGTTAGTACCTAACAAAACTTATGTTCCTGACAAAGGTAAACGTGATGGGGAGTTCTTTATATTAGTAGAAGAACCTTCTGACCGTTTGTATCTTGAGTATATATCAGAGGGTGGCACTGACTTTAGAAACACTTTGTGTGGTACCAAAATGTTTCTAGAGGTGCATGAAACAGTAATAAGTGGCATGGGATTATGTACAGATAATTGGCCAGAGAAAAATATATCCTAGATGAAAAGAAAAGTAACAGAGAAATGGGTTAAGTCTCAAATTGTTAAAATAATAAAACAGTTTGAGGCTTACTATTTTTTCCCAGTAGCTAGTGGCTACATGACAATAGGCGTACCTGACATCATAGTATGCTATCAAGGAAAGTTCATTGGTATAGAATGCAAAGCCAATGGCAATACTCCAACTGTATTACAATCTAAAAATTTAAAAGCTATACAAACAGCAGGTGGTTATGCTATGGTAGTTGACGAAACAGATATAAATGCTGTATCTTTATTATTAAATCAAATAAAGTTAATGGATTAATTTTATATTACACTCGAACATATTCCTACCCATAGGATTTTGTTCGTTACTTTAAAGGACTTTAGAGCATGAAAGATAATGTCAACAGCCCTAAACATTACACTACACATAAGTGGGAAGTCATTGAGATACTGCAAGAGTTTTTCCCTCACGAACCTTTGTTGTGGCAATGTGGTAAGTACCTATTGAGATGCCTGTACAAAAATAATTTAACAGAAGATTTACAAAAAATGATATGGTATGCTAACAAACGAATAGAGCAAGAGAAAATAAAAGATGAGTGATGATGTAGACAAAGCTAACGAAGAAATACAGAATAGATTAACTGTTAGTCTTAACTCAGTAAACACGTCAATAGAAAATAATGAGACAGGCAAATGCATTTGGTGCGAAAAGAAAGTAATTGACACACGACGATGGTGTTCGGCAGATTGCAGGGATGAGCATACTTTATATGCCAACAAACTTTAACAAAAAAAGGATATGCCATAAATGTGGGGAGTCTGCAACCTACTTCTATAAACAGTGGTGGTGTGGACATACAAGGGAGCTTCAAGGCTTCTGCAAAAACGAGAGGAAAAAATGAACAACCTAATAGTTATTGATTTTGAAACTTACTATGATAAAGATTATGGCTTACGAAAATACACTACTGAGGAGTATATACGTAGTGATAAGTTTGAGGTCATTGGGGTAGCTGTCAAAGAAAACCAAGATGCGACTGTATGGTGTACAGGAACTCATTCTGAAATCCAAAAGTTTTTAAGTACTTTCGATTTCGAAGGTAGTTTCTGTATAGGCCACAACATGCGTTTTGATGGAGCTATACTTAACTGGATATTTAATATTCGTCCTTTAGGTTTAATGGACACTATGGGCATGGGTCAAATACTCCATGGCTTAACCGAGTCTGTGTCTTTAAAAAATTTATCGAGATTATATAACATAGGTGAGAAAGGTACTGAGGTTCTTGATGCTTTAGGTAAACACCGAAAAGATTTTAAGCCTAATGAGATTGACCGATATGGAGATTACTGTATCAATGATGTAGACCTGACATATCATTTATTCCACCATATGATTTCAAAATTTACAGCTATTGAAATAAAACTAATAGACTTAACTATTAGAATGTTTACAGAACCTAAATTAGTAATAGATAAAGTACTACTATTAAAACATTTAGATGCTGTGAGAACTAGTAAGCAAGACCTTTTGGATAAGGCTCAAGACATTATAACAGTTGACGATGGTGAATCAGACGATGGCGTTTTAGATAAAAAATATTTAATGAGCAACCCCAAGTTTGCCGAACTCTTAGCTTCTTTAGGTGTAACTATACCTGTTAAGATAAGTGCAACTACAGGCAAAGAAACATACGCATTTGCTAAGACAGACGAAGGCTTTATTAGTTTGATGAACCATGCTGATGAGAGAGTTCAAATACTTGCAGCCGCTCGTGTTGGTAACAAATCCACTATAGAAGAATCACGTACAGAGAATTTTATAGGCATTGCTAATAGAGGTTTACTACCAGTACCATTAAAGTATGCAGGTGCTACTGTTTCTCATAGATGGAGCGGAGCTGATGGTATTAACATGCAAAATCTTCCTCGCACTTCACAACTTAGAAGAGCACTGTGTGCACCCAAAGGTTACAAACTCGTGGTATCTGATTTAAGTAACATCGAGCTACGTTTAGCATATTGGTTTGCTCAGTCGACTGCTAAAGTAGATTTAATTAAACAAGGTATTGACTTATACAAGCAATCAGCTTCTGAAATTACAGGAACATCTTACGATAAGGTTAGCAAGGAGGTACGTTACATATTTAAAGTCGTTAATCTTTCAGGTATATATGGAGTAGGGCATGTTAAAATGCATAGCATACTTAAAGCTGGCGGAGTTGAGAAAGATTTAAATGAGGTTAAAAACATTGTGTATGCTTTTAGAAACTCTAACCCTGAGCTAGTAAAAGCTTGGCACGACGCAGGTTGGATGTTAGATGCTGTACATGCAGGACAAGGTTATGCTATGGGTAAAAATAATATAATAACTAGCATACCTAAAATTGGTATGTTAAAGCCTAACAAAATGATTTTAGGTTTGCCTGGATTAAGAAAGATAGTAGATGCGAAGACTGGAAGAGATTCATGGGTGTACGATAAGTTAATAGGTAGAACGCTAACACATGAGTATATACATCCAGCTAAAGTATTTCAAAGGTGTATACAATCATTAGCACGAGACATTATTGGAGAACAGTTAGTAGCTGTTTCTAGAAAATACAGAGTTGTAATGACAGTGCATGATGAGTTAGTCATGTTGTGTCCTGAAAATGAAACAGAAGAATGCGTATCATTTGTTAATAAGTGTATGACTACTGCCCCCGATTGGTGTACAGATTTACCTCTTGGTTGCGAAATTGGAGTTGGGCATAACTATAAGGATGCAAAATAATGAGCACATTAAAAACATGGTCTTACTCAAGTGCTACTACATTTGAAAAATGCCCTAAGCATTACTATCATATATATGTAGCTAAAGATATTAAGACTGACCCTAATCAAAAACATTTTTTATATGGTAACGAAGTTCACAAAGCAGCGGAGTTATACGTACGTGATGCTGTACCTTTACCTGAGAAGTTCATGCAGTTTAAATCTATACTAGATAAAGTTAAACAGATTCCAGGTGATATATACTGTGAGCATAAGATTGGGTTGACCAAAGACTTAGAACCTACAGGGTTTTTTGCTGATGATGTGTGGTGGCGTGGTGTATTAGATTTATTAATCATTGACAAAGAGAACAACTTAGCTACAGTAATTGATTACAAAACAGGTAAGTCTAGCCAATACGCTGATACAAGGCAGTTATCCTTAATGGGTGTAGGGGTATTTAAACATTTTCCAGAAGTTGAAAGCATTAAGTCAGCGTTGATGTTTTTAGTTAGCAAAGAACTAATTAAAGAAGACTATACCAGTAAAAAAGTTGACTCAATGTATGAAGAATGGGGTAAAATAATACATCGAATAGATGCTGCATATGCATCCGATACTTTTAACGCTGTGCCTAATTTTGGATGCCGATGGTGTCCTGTTCTAAGCTGTGCACACAATGGGAAATAATCATGGCCTACACCAAAACACCTAGACCTTATAAAAAAGAATACGCTTTACGTAAAAAGAAAGCAAGCGTTCATGCAGACCGTATGGAGCGTCAAAAAGCTAGGCGTGCTATGGACAAAACTGGTAAAGATGCTAATAAAAATGGTAAGGCTGATAAACGAGAGGGTAAAGATATTGCCCACAAAAAAGCATTGTCTAAGGGTGGGTCTAATAAAACAGGGGTAAAGATTCAAGCTAGGTCTAAAAATCGTTCATTTAAACGAGACTCTACTAAAAAATTAGTGTCCGAAACAAGTACAAGGGAAAGAAAAAAACGTAAGGCATGAGTGCGTATAACCATGTCAGTTATCAATAGTAATCCTTTTGGAGAAATTCATATAATACTATGTGATAAACCTAGAGCGTACCGTTAAATTAATGGTGCGCTTTTTTGTTGTATGTGCTATGATAAATAACCAATAACATATAAGCACTGTAAGCACTATGGAACTTGATAGACACCTATTAGACATTGATACCCATGAAATAAAATCTAACCTATTAGAATATAGGGAACTATGGGAACCCCGTAGTAAAGATTATCCTTTTTATACTTTAGGTAA